CTCAAGTTGAAAAACATAGATACGATTGTCGTCATACCTAAACAATCTGCTTTCAGAGTAAACGTTTACGAGAACAATGCATGCGTTTTATATCAATCTCGACCACCGTACGGATCGCCGTGCAGAGGTCGAGAAGGAATTTGAAGAGAAGGGACTGACCGTTGAACGGTTCCCTGCTACACAGTATAACCCTGGTGCAATCGGATGTAACTTATCGCACATTGGAGTGTTGACCACTGCACGTGGGCGAGGGTACGACGCAGTGATGATCTTCGAGGATGACTTTCAGTTCTTGATTTCCAAGGCGGAGTGGGATGACCTCATCGCGAAACTACCTTCTAGTTATGACGTTGTTATGATCTCTTACAACCTAGTCGCCAGTACGCCACATGATGACACGTTCCACCGCGTTCATGAGGTTCAGACGACGAGTGGGTACATTGTTCATTCAAGGTTCTACGACCGGTTGATTTCTCGGTGGGAAGAAGGCACCCGACTCTTCATGGCCAATCCCACGATGGATTGGGTGTACATACTCGATCAGTATTGGAAGCCTCTTCAAGCCGATTCCGAGTGGTTCGCATATAAGGTTCGGATTGGAAAGCAGCGTCCGAGTTTCAGTGATATTGCTGGTCGTTTTGCTGAACGCGACACATAACTGTCTTTATGTACTCTTGCTGAAACATGGGGGTGAACACGCGTTTAGCCAAATACATCGCGTTTCCGGCAATCGCCCTGGCATCCTCGTCATTGTTCGCAAGCCACTCAAGCTTCTCAGTCAAGTCAGATAAGTCATACTGAAGCGGAACGTAATGAACCATAGGAATCAGATACTTGCGAAACCAATACTCATTGTCCGGATGTGTCACCATTACGGGAACAGATCCGGATCCAAACACCCATTGATGACTCGACGCGATACATGCACCGTCGATGATTAGAATATACTTGTATCGAACTTGATCCTCGATCTTTATTCTCTCTCCAAAGTGTTCCTTTGGAAGCACTGCGTCATTCTCTGGCCATCCACCGTATACAAACTGGACATCTGCGTTTGGGTGAGAGACCAGCCGATCGATTGCCTTTGCCCGAATTGACGGGCGATCGAATCCACTTGATCCTCCACGCCAAACCAGCTTGGGAATGCGATCCTCCCATGCGACGTCGGGAAACGTAGGCAGACCATTTGCAAACGTATCGTCGTCCAGAGGTAGAAGAACAACAGGTTGAGTTACCTGTCGTGTGCAAAGCGTGCAAATCACTGGTCGAGTGCCAGGAACAGCTGATGTCACAATCTCCGAAAGCTTTCGTTCGGGAGTAACGCCATTTGTTGTTCGTCCCAGAGAAGCAATCATTCGATCATATTCCTGATCTCCCATGATCCCATCTGATAAGAAGAAGAGGGCTGATATGTTGTTCTCTTTTGCACACTTGTCTACGAACTTGCAGATTGCATTATCACGCTTACAGCTGCTATACTGTCCATCCCATGGGGCCCGCAGATCCGATGGAACATATACGACACCCGAACGAGGTACGCGAATGATGGAATCATCATGATTTGCAGAGACCCATGTCGGAGACCATCCGCACGATTCTAAATAAGCCCATACGTTCACTTCCCAGGTCAGAACGGGGAGACGAGGGAACTTCCTCTTGTAGAGGTCATAAAAGTCGAGAAGAGACTGTTTATCGCCTAAGAAGAATCCACCGCAGAAACGCCAGTTCACCGCTGAGAATCCATAGGACCCCTTTCCAGTGCAGCCGGGGAAATACAAACATGTCTCGGGAAAGCGATGGGTCGAAAGGTCAACCAACGTGTTCACAGTGTTCGGGTCTCTGAATACATGACAGACGTTGAAGTCAATCCATGCATAATGCGTTGTGTTTCCCACCTCAATTGCCCTGGCGACGAGTTCTGCTTTCGAATTCATGAGAATGAGAAAGTTCCGCGTATCGTGAGGAACATTCCGCACATCTGGCAGACCCGGTGGGGCTACCTTGTACGTATCGAGTTGATCAAGCGAGATCTGCTCAATCACTCCATTGCGTACCGTGAATTTCCCTAGGTGTTCTGGACTGACAAAGACGTGAAGCCGAATCCCGGTTGCCTCAAGCTGTTTGAATAAGTCGATTCGCCTCTCATCAGACTTGTCGGCTGGTCGGTCTTCGTGTAAGTTGAGGAAGGCGGTGACAAACGTCACGCTCATTTATGAGAAAGCTGTTTACCGCATGAAAGTAATAATGCCGGCACTGACAGTTGGTTTGGTTGGAGGCCTTGGCAATCAACTGTTTAAGATGGCCGCCCTTATGCATGGAGCTAAGAGGACTAGGAGAATCCCGTACATCCAAACGATAGAGAACCCTTCGCCTCATTCGAAGGAATCCTACTTTGATACAATCTTTCAATCGTTCAGCCATCTCTATTCAACGGTGCGTCCAACAACCCGTATTCCAGAACCCACGATGTCGTACACAAACTGGTCGAACCTCCTACGGTTTCACGTCAATCCAGAGATGGATGGATACTTCCAAGACTATCGCTATGTGGATGAGGACTTTGTTCAGAAGTTACAGTTTCCGATGGATATCGTCAAAAAATATCCCGGTGTCTACGACGCAGTGTTCCTCCACATTCGCGGAGGAGATTACGTAGGCAGTTGGCTTCATGACATTGGACTTGATGAGTATTACAAGAGGGCGATTGCTCACTTTCCAGGGGCCCATTTCTACGTTGTTACAAATGACCTCGGATATGCACTCTCACGCCCCTTCCTCGAAGGGATCAAGATCACCATCATCATGGAGCCTGAACTTGATACCTTGTTTCTCATGAGTCAATGTGCGGGAGGTATCTGTGCGAACTCAAGCTTCAGTTGGTGGGGGGCATTTCTCAATCCGAATCGAAAAATTGTCATGCCAGACCGTTGGTATGCGGACCGCGGAATCTCAACTGATGGCTATTATTTTCCAGGTGTCATCAAATGTCCAGTGTCATAACCTTTGAAGGCGGTGGAGGTGGCAGAGTGCCAGCTGCCCGATGAAGAAGGACCTCGTCCCATGCTGCTTGAAGTGCGGGGAGATGTGTAGGTAGCCAGTTCGGATCCTTCGGCAGAAACGCCTTCTTCGTCGAAGCCAGAATCCAGAAGACGTATTGCGGATCCTTGCTCTCGATCTCTGCACGCCATGTGTCGAACTCACTCGTCTGCGGCTTGTACTTCACCGTGTCGTCATCAAAGACTGCGAAGACTCCCTTCATTACTGTAGACCGAACCCATTCGGAGGAGAACACCTTCTTGAAGCGAAACTCTACGTACTCGCACTCGTCGATTCCAGTACATTCCATCTGCATCTGCATCTGATGAACATAATCCTCTGGAATACCAGCTGTCTCCGGTCGCGAGATCGGGCATTTGAACTCAACCAGTCGTCCACGACGGCGAATGTTGTCATCCTTCGGAAAGATGATCCCGTCCGGCGAAGCACCCAGAAAGGAATAGACCGGGTGCTGAACACATGATACGTCTACAATGGAACAGTTCGTCTCTTCCTCAAAGATACCCTTCGCAATCGGCTCAAATCGGGTTCCCCACACCAATGCACCGGCCGACGGACCACTTGACTGTGGCTTCTCCAACTTGCCCACGATCAGAGACCTACGTGCCTCACCGCCAGCGAAGACCTTGTGGACCTCGGAACCAGTGATCATCTCGCCTCGCTTTGTATGCCACTGAGTTGTGCGTTGATCATTCTCCCCATAGATACGGATGGTTCTTCTCACACAACGGTCACGCATCCAAATATGTCCAAGTTCGCCTTTCATGGCTGTCTCAAACGCTGCGAACACTGTGCGTCTAGCCTGTGTACAGCTCACAGGTCCAATGAGTGTAAGCAGCATGATGAGGGGCTTGAGTCGTTTCTTAGGGCGAGTGTAAGGTGGATCCCGAAGCCATTCAAAGACTACTGCATCCATTCAGTTGCGTTCTATATACGTATCCTTTGAAAACTCATTTTCAGCTCTGAAATACAGAATCAGTATGGAGACGATTCAAAGTAAGGAGCAGTGGGTTCTCCACAGACTCGAAGGATTCTACTCAAAGCCTGAAAATTTCCAGCGTATCGAAGACATTCTTACAGGTAAATCACGCCTCAGTCTGCGTCTTCTGGACTGGTTTGTGACCAACTACTCGAAGAAGTACAATGTATCCTTCATGACGAAGGCAAATCATCACGTTATTGTGTATCTGGTCTACAAGTCACATCTCAAAGCGTATAACAAAAAGATGTTCGATCCCTTCTGCCGGTGGAAACGGATCCAGTTCCGTGGTCTTGACACCACCGTGGGTCAGCTGAACTTCTTCGAGTGGGTGATCCAGGATGAGATCCTTGATTACCTTGATGCGAATTATGACGATGTCCATGCTGACATGGAGGAGTGTTCGCAGGTCATTCAGCCGAAGGAGGGCGAGCGTCGTAAGCGTCACGAGGTGAGTCGGTCGGCTACGAAGTCCGTTCGAATGCACGATGTTCTCGTTAAGGTTACGTTCGATTAGTCTGGTGGGGTAACAATGTTCTCAACAATTGATCGTTCGATTGTCTATGAGGTAGGCACAGACATCACCGAAAACGACATCAACATCGTGTCTGACTTGTGGACGATGGAGGATCGACAGGTTTATCGCGGTGCCCGTGATCCGAACTACACTCCTGCGAATGTCTACTGGCTCTATGATCCCGATAGTCTTGATCGAGTTGGATTGTCTGAACACAAGCTCGATGACCCGAGTGATGTCGCCCTTCTGTGGTACAAGGAGAACCCGTTCAGCACCCTTCTACAAGAGGACGGGTGGGTCGAAGGCGAGAGCTTTTGGAGTAAGGTCCCGAGTCATGTCTACGAACAGTGTCTCGCAGAGGGTTGGACAACGCCTGCCGCTGTCGCTGAACGTTGCTTGCGTGGATCGACGCGTGTTGTGACAGTTGATACATTGATCGCAAAGCCGAAGGTCTACTCGTGTGCGAAGTGTAAGACAAAGTCCTTCACAAAGTCCGCATGTTCCACCGAGTCAACGCTAGACTTTCCTGAAAAGGAAAAAGTTTGGTTTATTGATGAACGTATGGTTGTGTATACTCCCCCCACAGGGTCTAGTGTTTGGTCGATTACGCAACCGCAGTCGCCTTCCGACCCTTCTTCACAGCCGGAGGTGCAGATGGTGCCGGTGCAGCCGGTGGAGTCGGTGGACGAGTCTCCTCATTCGTCTCCTCCGGAAACGCATCCTCAGTAGCGATATCAAGCTTCGCGGGGCGGTCCTCCTCGTCCTCCTCAGGCTCCTTGATGTCAGCGAACGCTGCCTTGGCACCCACCCGCTGGGGCGGGAAGACCTTCGCGAGAACGACACGCCACGTCACACCGCAGCCAGTGCCGGTCACGTAGATGGACGGCGTGATGACCATGCGTCCCTCGAAACGCTTCGGGAAGATCTGTTCGAGGTTGTCGGGCGTGAGCTCGATCGTGTTCCCCTTCTCATCAACCGCGTCCATCCCGACCTGGCCATCCCAGATCGAGATCTTCATGCGGAGGGACGGAGGATACTTGCCGTTCGGTACCCACTCGCCATTGACCTTCTCCACACTCGGCGTGAGCAGAGGCTTGCAGGTGTCGCGGATCGTCGACTCGGAGCGAGACTTACCGAACCAGCGACCGCTGTTCGCCGTGGCAGAGTGGATGACCTTCTCGGAGAGGTCGAGTAGGAAGTTGTAGAAGAGGCCAACCTCCGAGCCGTCAGTGCTACGCTCCTTCGCATACGGATCGCAACCCTTCAGCGAAGCCAGGAGTGAGTAGTTACGCTGACCCGTCTTATCGTCCTCGCGAACGACAAGACCTGCGGGGTAGCTGATTCGCGGAATGCGAACCTGAAGCGG